CGCCCAATGGATGCCATTGTTCGGTCATCTTATGCCTAGGTCTTTCTGAGACAATTGTAAGCCCGTAGAGTTGACGAGAGAGCCCCACAGCGAAGTCACAGATGTCAATCATCTCTTGAACTTCCCCTAGGCTTTCTTGATAGATCTTTCCAACTTCTGAAGTGATTATTTGGGCTAATTCTTCTTTCTTTTCTCGGAACTTGTTTCCTAGTTGTCTGATAACCTCCCCTCGTTGTGGGGCTGGGACTTCTCTCCAAGTTTTAAAAGCTTCTTGTGCGGTTCTTATTTCAAACACTACTTGCCTCTTTCTGCTGGATAATTAAATTCTTTTCCTTTGAGTTTTGGATTGTTTTCAAAAAACAACTTTCTTAATTTTTTGGTTTCTTTTTTGCTTCTGCCCAGAATGTAGATATACTTGTGCTTAGACACCACCTCCCGGCAATCACAGCTATCTCTGTATTTCTTTTCTTCTTGCTTGATTTTAAGCTTGATGTGAGGGGGCACGAGATCCCAATTCGGAGAATATTGCTTCATCCACCCTTTCCACCGGTCTTTGGGGATCCCTATTCGCGCTGCATACATGTAGTATTTTGACTTCTTTCTAAACTCGCGATCAGAAAACCACCCCTGTTTAGCATTGTTTGGATCAAAGTATTGTTTGATCGTGCCAGATCCGGAACCAAGATAATAAAAATTACACGCTTGATAAAGAGTTCCTAACTCCTTGGCTTCGGGATCAGAATACGCCGAGAACGCTCTGAAGTCGGTGTTCTTGACCATCCATTTGATTGAGTTCATTATCAACCATGAGCCCAAATTCTTTGGTGACCACGAAATACACGCTCCACGAGAGATCAATTTTTCCTTGTCTTTGTTTTCCTTTCCCAAGACATGAGAAAAGGCGTTAGGTGTCGCCATCACGATAACACCCGCCATGACGTTGTTCTTTTTTAAACGAGCTACAAACCTGTGAGTGGGTCTATTGGGCATTTTCCCAAGCCATTCGTGTTCGTGGATAAATTCACGCACTTCCGTGCATTGCTGTTTGTCTAACTTATCAACATAGGAAAACTCAAAATCAGAAGTGCGCAATGCTTGCGCTTCTTCTTCCGTAATCTCCGCTTGTTCTAAGTCTTTTTCTCGATTATCAACCCTGATCTGGTATTGCCAGCAGTGGTCTTTATCGTAATCTTTAAAGCGATTAAAGACTTCTGCTTTCATTTTCTCTTCTTTTTTCTGTCACTGCTTACTATAGTTCTTCCATAAGCATTGTAAAGAGATTTATAAACTGCACCTCTGAAATCTGCGATGTTTTTTGATATTTCCCTCATAAGAGATTCTGTTTCTAGATTTGAAGCCGTTTGTAGTGTCGCTATTCCTAAAATCTCATCTATTTCTGTTCTCAAACTTTGTAACTGTGCTGATAATGTAGCCATAATATTTTAACCCAAGTGTTATTTTTTTAGTTATCTTTATTTTCTACGAATTGCTTAATTTTATAAGCTTCATCAAACACGTTCTCCAAATCCGGGTATTTCGGTTTTGGCAACACCTTGACCTCCCTCCCTTCTTGTGCAAGTTGGAAAGTGGTTCTATAATCGTTCATATCTTCAATATACTGTTGTTCCGCCCGCTTCTGGGCTTCACGAAACATCTCAAATCTCAATTCATACGGGTTTTTACTTTTCATAACAACTTTCTCCTTTTCTGTATGTTATAACACTTGGGTCAAAAGCAAGAGGTAGGATTCGAACCCACACCTTCAGTTTGGTAAACTGACGCTCATCCATTTGAGCTTCTCCCGCAAAAAGGAGGGCTTTCGCCCTCCAATTCCTAAAGCTTTTCCTCCACTTCGGTATCATAATATTGGCTAGCTTCCCCTTGACGGGTATCAAACTTCATGATAACCTCTTCATCCATCACATCAAAAACAACCTGTCTAAACTCAGGATCTTGGAGTTTTTCAACCCACTGCTTAGCCTGAAATTTAAACTCTCGCCCCTCACTAGATGTCAGAGTATACCATGCTCCTCCGCTTTTTAGTGCATCGGAACCTTTGATGGCGTCAAGCCAGCTTTCTTCGTCTTGGACTCCAATATCTGCCCCCCACAGAATCTTGAAGTTGCACATTCGTCCAGCAGTGCCAAATCTAGATTTCTCTAGCTTTGCCTTCACTTCTGAACCAATACGAAAACCTTTTTCGTCAGTAACGAAAGATGCTTTCGCTTTGCGGCCCGTAAGCCAGATGCGCAAAGAATATGCGTAGATCATAGCTTTTCCACCGGGGGTGAAATAGGGCGTTGTCATAGCTTCAGCAATATTGCTCGTAATGTTCGTTTTTAGTTGATTTAAGACTAAAAGCGTACACTGAGCATTTGCTAAGGGAACGGTAAGCTTTGACATTCCTTTGGAAAGGATTCGCGGTTTTACAGCCATTGAAGATTGTGGATTGAAATCTCCCTCCACGTCTTTTTCACTAGGCGTAAGAGCTAAACTATCCCAAATAAAGAGAAGTTTTTCTCCTGAACCTAAAAGTTCTTCAATAGACTCCAAGACAAATTCGACAGACGATGCTTGCACATAAAGCAAATTGGACAAATTACAACCGGTTCTCTGTAAAAAGGTCGGATCAATTGCGGATTCAGAATCAAAGTAAACTACGCCTATGCCCATTCTTTGAGCGTTGGCGGCTACTTGAGCCGCCATATAGGATTTACCGGTTGATTCCAAGCCTGCAATTTCAGTTGTTTTCCCAACTGGGATCCCCGCCAGCTTTCCTCTACAAATAATAGAGTCCAGCCACCGGGCACCAGTGGGAATCCACTCTTTGACCTCAGTAGGGTTTTCCTTAGTGAGATCGTGGGCAACATTTGTTCCAGCCTTCTTGTTGAGAAGTTTAGCCATTTCAGCCATATTAAGCTTTCCAGCTTTTGCTTTTGTCACTGCCATATTAGCTACCTAAAAGTTCGGTAAAAGCTTTAGAAACTTTGTCATCTCCAGACGCTGCATATTTCTTAACTTCCTCTTTTTCATCGCCGCCTTGCATAAACTTGTCAAGAAGTTCTTGAACTTGTTCAGTGCTACGACGCTCAAAGAGACCGTCAAAGTCAGGAATTTCACCCAACAGATCCTTGCAGTCGCTGTCTCCATCTTTGCAAGCTGGGGAAGTCTTGCGCTTTGGAGTCAACTTTGTTGACGGAAACATTGCTCCCGGGGCTTTGCCATAATTAAGGACGAGATCTGTTCCTTCGTCCACATCAGTAACATCGCCATAATCGGGATTCAAGACAAGCTGAAGAAGTTGTTCATATACGGTCTTAGAATAACCCCACACACGAACCCCTTGTCCTTCCTCCCCTCTCACGAGGACCGGAGAGAAGAATCTTTGCTTTGGAAACAGCTTTTTAGCCATTTCAATAGAATCTGGTGTTCCCTCTTTATATAGAGAGGACGCAAAATCCAGAACGGGACTGTCTTCACCAAAGTTTTTCTTTGGACAAAGAACGGGACCGCCACTTAGATTATAATAGAACCAAAATTCTTTGAAAGGATCGCCATCAGAAGTAGGTAAAATACGAATTACCTGATCTCCATCTTGAGGCTTCCAAAACAAATTGTCTTTGCGGCTTCCGCCTTTGCTTTTGAGAGCGTTATACTTTTCTCTCATCTTTTTCATGTCAATACCCATTTTAAACTCCTTGTTTTTGTGTTAGGGTCGTTGAATCAATCTCAAACTCTTCGAGTTTTCCTACAACAGTCTTAAAATTAAACATACGATAATAATTATTCTCAATATCCCATACCAATTCCATGCCTTCGGGTAACTTTGCCCTTTTTCCTCCTTTTCCTTCCGGCAATAAGCCCTTTGGAAGTTCATCAACTTTCGCAAAGGTCATTGTTCTCTCTTCTCCACTCTTCTTAATAAATGTGCCTGTATAAGCTTTCATTTGTTTTCCTTTCGTTATTTATACATTATAGCAAACTATTATCGGCTTGTCAAGAAAAAAGTTGCCCCTGATGAAAATGAGTTCTTTTTATGACCAAACCATAATCATAATCAGAACTGTTTGAATAAACTTGATAACTCATATTTTCCTTATCCTTGAAATTATCTTTCAT